GTGGGATAAGCGACATCCATAGATATTCAATGTTGGGGAATGGATGGACAATAGATGTAATAGCACATATATTCAAAAACATAACCCAAAAATGAAAGAAAAAATTGATGAATATTTTACGAAAAACTATAAAAGACTAAAAGAGTATTTTTATAAATTTTGTTCATACCAAGAAAGGGAACATTTTGATGTAATGGTATCCAACTTATATCAACATATTTATGAAAACCAAGAAAAACTCAAGGGTATTATTGAAAGAGATGAACTCCAATTCTTTTGTGTATCATACATTTACAACCAACGCAATTGGAATGGAACAGAATATAAAAATTACATCAATATCAAGGAGAACTACAATGACTTATTGAATGAGGACTTCGTTATATTGAACCAAGATGTTGATTATGAGGAGGTATATCAAAAGGAGTTGGATTATAACAACAAATTGAACAAGATAAAGATAGGGTATTTAAACTTACCACTACACGAAAAGATTTTATACGATAAATATTTTATCCAAAAACAATCAATGAGAGAAATAGCTGGGGACATAGGGGTTAGTCACGTATCAATCCATTACTCCTTACAGAGTATAAAGAAAAAAATCAAAAACACTAAACTCTAAAATATATTTATAATTATGAAATCAGTAAATTTTGCAGAAGAAAGGGTAGAAAAAATAAAAGAATTGGGTTTTTTATTGAGTGCGTTAGATGGAAGAACAAAGGCGACTTCACAAGAATTAACTTTATTATTCAATCTACATAACTATTTTAACCCTAAACGTGCTGAATACTCCAAGCACTGTTCACCATGCGTAGCAAGAGTATATAAACAATGTAAAGCTATATACGAAGAAGTAAAAAATGAAATACAATCTTAAACAAGAATATAAAAATAAAACGATTACGTTTAAACCATCCAACCATACATCAGCAATATCTGTTAATCTTTGGAACATTAATGATATGATGGCTGAGTTATTGATAAAAAAGGGTTACACACACCTTTTTGACTTGGATGAGGTAATAACTCCAATCCAAGAAGAAAGTGTCACAGACGAAGAATCTATGCCATTGTACGAAGAAGTAACAACTCAAACGACAACTGATTGTGGGTGTAAAAATAAAAGAGGAACAAAAACTAAAAAATGATAATCCAAGATTTACGATATTTAATTAGAAGTAGTTCATTGGCTGGATTAGTACCTTATGTATCTAATTCATCATCATTCAATTTTAAAAATACACCAGTTAATCAAATTAACCCTGGTGAATTTTTTTGGAATCAAGAAGATAAAAAATTATGGTTAGGTTATCAAGACGCATCCAACAATTTGGGTGTTGAATTGATTTATCCTCAACCTGTAACTGGTGGTAGTGGTACTGATGTATTTGTAACAGGTGGGACATATTCAGCAGGTACGGCAACATTCACCAACAACACTGGTGGAACATTCAATGTGACAGGATTTGTAAGTGCTGATACATTTACAACAGGTTTTTCGTATAATAATAATACATTTACGATTAACCAAAATAATGGTGGAGGTAATCTAACCGCTACAATAAATAGTGTTACTGGTTTAACATCAACAGGAACAATATCATCATCAGTAATATCTGCAACAACTTATCAAGGATTTGCAACTGCACGTTATTCAAGTGGAACTGTGCAAGGTTTTCTTCAAACTCATATATATCCTGGTTCAACATCATCAGGACACGGGCCTAATACAATGAGAGGATATTATATTACAATTGAAAAGGATGTAACTATTGATACAATCTATTGTAGAGCAACTGCGACAAATGCTTCAGCAAGAATTACATATGCAATTTATAATCTAACATCATCAGGATATCCAAATACTAAATTATTTAATTCAACTGAATTTACATTTGCAACTGCTGGAATACAAACTGAAGCGGTAAGTTTGACATTGAGTGCTGGAACATACGTTGTTGCATCAATTCTTAATAGTGCAAGTGGTACAATGGTTGGTGTTGGTAGACAAAATATGTATAATACAGGTATAGGTACTTTAGATTTTGGAGCTGGGGCAAACTTTCTACCACAAGGTTATACAGTATCACAAACTTATTCAACAACATTACCAACAACATTCCCAGCTGGTGCAACTTCAACAGGTACAGCAGCATTACCCGCATTATGGTTTAAAGTAACATAAAAATAAAAATATAATAAAATGACAACGTATAGAATTTATAAAGATTATTGGAGCACTTACAAAAATTTTAACTCAGCTCAAGATTGTGAAGCTTGGATATTAGCTAATTTGGGTAGTGGTTATAATTATGAAGTATCACCTGAACAAATACCCGAAGCAACACCAGCTGAAAGGTTGGAGGGTGATAAACAATTTGGTGTATCTCTAATTGATAAATTTTTATTAGAAAATAGATACTTCAATCCTCCAATCACAGACAATGAATCATTGAGTTTATTATATGAATTTAGTGATATTGAAAGATTAGCAAGATTGGGTAATATAAAGGGTGTTAAAGCTTTAATGGAAAACATACAAGTGGATGCAAGATTATTCACCCAACAAAGAAAAGATGAATATCTTCAAACAATAAACTCTTATTTACAACAATAATATGTCTTTAATAGTACAAAATAGTAGAACACTACTTAAACGTAGTCAAATAAGTGGAGCAACCCCAACAGTTAAAACGGGTAGCACTCAACATACAGATGGAACTTGGGTTGATACAGATATTTACCCTGGTGAAATCTATTGGAATATGCAAGATAGAATTATGTATATTGGTTGGGAAGACATAAGTGGAAATACAGGTACTGATGTATTGGTGACAGGAGCTGGTACAGGTAGTTGTGTAACAGATTTTTATGTTGAGAATGTTTTTCCTTGTAATAATTTATTAAATTTACAAGCTACTGATGGTACTAATTATGATAATAATATTAATATAACTGATAGTAGTTTCTTTGGAGTTACTCTTACATCAACAGATTTTACTACTACATCTGAGATTAACATAACTCCTAATGATGTTACAATAAATGGTGGTGGTAACCTACAAATAGAAGTTAATGTTCCTTCTATTGGAACTGGAACAATTAATTTTGCTAGAACAAATAATAGATTGCAATATGATTTAAGTTTAGGTAATACAACTGGAGCTACCCCAACAACAATAGCTATAATAGATTTTAGTGGGGTATTTGATTCAGTGATTACTATAAATGCAAATATTACTGCTGTAGGTAGTGGTGTTAATTTAGGATATGGTGCAAGACTATTTGCTGCATTCAAAAATATTGGAGGTGTAATTACACAACTTTCAACAACTGATAAGAGTGAGAAAACAGATTTTACAACAGCAACATCAGACATAGTTATATCGGGTACAGATATAATTATACAAGTTACAGGTGAAGCGGCAACAAACATAAGTTGGAGAAGTAATTTTTCTTATCATATCGTATAACAATCCTAACCAATAATTAACAATCAATAAAAATCTTATCTATAATAAAAACAGATGCCTTTACAATATAACCCTACAGATAGTCGTTTTTTGACTGTGGCTCAATCCAGAACAAACAATGGACAGAAAGATATTAGAATAATTTTAGACTTACCCACAAACGATTTTTATTCGTTAGATGATGATGGTAACTTTAACATCATAGGAGGTGGTGGAGGAACACAAACTTTAGCTGATGTATTAGATATTGGAAATGTAACTGGCCCTAACCCTATCATATTCGATGAATTCTTTGGATTAATTTTTGATAATAATTCACGACTACAAGAGGGAACTATTGATGCTGGACTTGGTGGTAATAAGGGGATTGCTCAAATATGTGGACTTGGATATGAATTAAAGTGGGAAGGTGGTGTTTTATACGTTATGGGTAGTTCGGGTAACACTATTAGACAATCTTTATTTAACTTTTCAAATGCACCTACAATAGATGATGATGATACAAAAGGTTATCAAGTTGGAAGTCGTTGGACTTGGGATAATGGTAGAATTTATGTGTGTAGTGATAATACGACAGGTGCCGCTGTATGGACTCAACAGACAATATCAATTGACTACACTGAATATGTTGCATTTGTTAGTCAAAGTGGTGCTACAGCTCCAACAGCAGTAGTAGATAAAAATGATACAGGTTTTGTTTTCACTTATGGTTATTCATCATTAGGTTCATATACAATTACAGCAACTGGTGCATTTCCTGATAAAAATAAAGTAATACCTTATTTCAACTCACAAACTAATCAAGGATTTACAACAATAGGATGGACTGATGCTGATAATCTTTATGTAGTAACAACTGATACCTCAGCAGTTTTAACTAACGGACAATTTGAAGGAAATTTAGTAATAAGAATATACAATTAAAATTAAAATAAGATGCCAGTACAATACAATCCAACTGATAGTCGTTTTTTGACTGTCGCACAATCAAGAACAAATAACGGACAAAAAGATATTAGAATTATCTTAGATATTCCAACAAATGATTTTTATTCATTAGACGATGATGGGAACTTTAACATCATTGGTGGTGCAGGAACAATAACATTAGAACAAGTCTTAACACAAGGTAATTCAACGGGTGGTGTAGCAATTATTTCACCTGATGGACTAACTGAATTGACTGCAGTTGATACACAAGCTGGACTATATTGTACCGATGCTATTGCTTTAGTAAATTCTATCTATGTTCAAACAGCAAAAATTGAGCATGTCGCTCAGGATACTACTAGTGATGAAGACACATTAATTTCACAAGACTCTAAAAATATACTTTTACAAAATACTTCTGGTAGTGGAAATCAAATAAATCAAGTTACTATTTCACAAACTAAAGTTGGTATTGAAAATAACTTAAGCGGCTCACAAATACAACAAATTTATGTTGATGGGGATAGTTGTAATATGAAATATGAAGATAGTATAAATATAATCGATGTTGAATTAGGACTTACTAATGGTTTTAGAGCAGTTCAAACAGTTCAAAGTGGTGATTATGAAAACTTCGTACAGGTTCAATTTGATAAAGTTCAATTAGTATATAATGATATTGCTGGGGGTATTAACCACGAATTAAAGGTTGATGCTGATGGATATTTTTTGAAAAACCTACCAGCATATGCTGATGATACAGCAGCATCAGGATTGACAGTAGGATATTTATATCAAACAGATGGAACTGGTGCATCTCCATTAGATGTAGCAGGTATATTAATGATTAAACAATAACAACAATGCCAACATATAACCCATTAACAGATAGGTTTTTAACTGTAGCAACAGTCAAAACCAAGAACGGACAAAAAGATGTAAGAGTTGTATTAGATATTGATACAAATATCTTTTACACATTGGATGATGATGGGAATTTTATACCTATTGCTTATTCACAAACCAATCCTGATGTATTTGTATCGGGTGGTACTTATAATAATAATACATTTACCTATACAAATACGACTGGTGGCACATTCAGTGTTAATTTTGATACATTAACAGGTTTAACTGTAACAGGTATTATCTCAGCCACTACAATAAGTGGAGGAACATTATATGGTGATGGTAGTAATTTAACAGGTATAGACACAACTCAAACAGCATTCTATCAAGAATCAGTATGGACATCATTTCAATCTCCATCAAGGAATGTGGGTACAACAAACTTTGGTTCAGGTGGTGCTTTAGCAGTTCCATTTATGGTTAATAGAGAAGTAACGATTTTAAATAGTAGATTAGAATGTACGGGTATATCAACAAACCCAACCAATTGTGAATTTGCAATATATGATGTAATAAGTGGGGTTGTAACAAATAGATTATTTCGTCAAGTATTCCAAGTGACAGCAACAGGATTATACACATTCCCAACAAATATAACACTTCAACCAGGTATTTATGCTTGGGCAACAACACAAGATATAATTTTAGGATGGAGAAGTTTTACATTACCTGAAAACGCTTTAGGTGTTGCACCAACAATGGGTACGAATGTATTTATATCAGGGAAATCAAAAGCATCCAATACACTTCCAAATCCATATGGTACTCAAGCAGATAATTTTGGTAATTTACCATTAGCAATATTTGAAATAACAATATAAAAATATGACATACAACCCAAATTTAGACAGATATTTAACTGTAGCCCAAGTGATGACAAATAAGGGTACAAAGAATATTAGACTTATCCTCGACTTAGATGCAAACACATTCTATACCTTGGATGATGACAATAATTTTTTAGCATTAGAATATCAACCACCAACCTTATCATTTTATATTGAAGGTAATACCTCAGCAACAACAATAAGTTCAGCAAATACTTTTTTCAATTTTAGTTCAAATGTTGCCCCTACATTACAATATCAATCTCAGTTAAACAATGGAATACATCTTAACACAAGTACTGGTAAAATCGAATATAGTGGGGATACAAGGTATTTTATGATTACAGGACATATAGAAGTATCAGCAGGTAATAACAATGAAATAGATATTGCAGCATTCAAAAATAATACAATTATACCTGGTTCAACAACTAAAGTAATAACAACAAGTGGAGGAAAAACCTCATCATTACCTGGTATGGCAATTGTTGAATTATCAAATGGAGATATTGTAGATATTAGAGTAAAAAATAAATCAGCTACAACAAATATAACTGTATCATCATTAAATGTTTTAATCAAAGGGATTTAAAAAGAGGAGGTATTTTTAGTCTAACTTGGAGGTGTTTTTATAACATCTCCATTTTTTTTATATTTATAAGAAAAAATTATGATGTATAATCCAAATAACCCAAGGTTTTTAACAGTAGCAAACGCCATCACCAAGAATGGACAAAGAAATGTTAGAATTATATTAGATGTAGAATCAAACAAATTCTATACCCTGGATGATGATAACAATTTCCTTGAAATAGGGTATAATGAAAATATCCTCACCATAGAAGAAATACAACAATATGTAGAGAATTACTTCAATGAAAATAATTGTTGTCCTGAACCCATAGTAGAACCAGTAAAAATGGGTAGGGTAATACATAACGCACAAACACAATTAATAAATTATACATATGATGATAGACAAGTATGGTTGGTATTAAAGAATGGGGGTAATATACACGAGATAGTATCCTTCAACCCAAAACCCAATCATAACATAACCATAAACGATTTAAGGTATTTTACACACCCCTGTGATAATTTCCCTTGTAATTAAATTTTCAAAATTTTACTTAAAATGAAGAATAAAGACACCAAGAATAAATTAATAGACGCATTTGCTGAATGTATGGGTATAATCAAATGTGCTTGTGATAGAGTGGGGACAACCAGACAAAACTTTAACACCCACTATAGAAAGGATGAGGACTTTAAAAAAGCCATTGATGATATACTTGAAGAACAAATTGATTTTGTTGAAACCAAGATGGTGGAGGGTATTAGAAATGGTAATGATAAACTCATTCTATTTTATTTAAGAACCCGTGGTAAACATAGAGGATGGGGTGAAACAACTGATATAACTTCAAATGGGGAAACCATCAATACAACCCCAATGATAAATATAAGCGTAGTTAATCCCAAGGATAAATAATGGATTTAAAAGTCACCAATGTATTCCAACGCAACTATGACAATCTAACTGGGGATACAAGATTTATAATCAATGTAGGGGGAACAAGAAGTAGTAAGACATATTCACTATCCCAACTATTGATTGTGTATTGTTTAACTAACCCGAATAAGATTGTATCAATAGTTAGAAAAACCCTACCATCATTAAGAGCATCAGTAATGAGGGATGTAATATCTATTATGAAAGAGATGAATGTCTATAGTGAAAAAAATCACAATAAGACTGAGAATATTTATACATTCCCCAATGCTACAATGTTAGAGTTTTTTAGTGTTGATGATGAACAAAAGATTAGGGGTAGAAGGAGGGACATACTATGGATGAACGAAGCCAATGAAATAAACTTTGATGAGTTCCAACAATTAAATTTTAGAACGAGTGATAAACTCTTTTTAGACTTCAACCCAAGTGATATGTATCACTGGATATATGACTTATATTCTAACCCACAATCAATTAAAATCCATTCAACCTATAAAGATAACCCATTCTTGGAAAAGTCTCTTATAAGGGAAATTGAGGACTTGATAAAGGTTGATGAAAACTATTATAAGATATATGCACTGGGGGAAACAGCAATACCCAAATCAGCAATATATACCCACCAACAATTAACCAATATATTACCCGATAAATATGATAATGAATGTATGGGATTAGACTTTGGGTATAATCACCCCACAGCTCTAATAAAGGTGGGTAGGTTGGATAATAAAATATATGCTGAGGAATTATTATATAAAAGTCATTTAACCGCAACAGACTTGGTTAATGAAATGAATGTACTAAAAATATCCAAGACAATCCCCATTGTATGTGATTATGCTCGTCCTGAAATAATACAAGAAATACGTAGAGCTGGGTATAATGCAATGAATGCTGATAAGAATGTAAAGGAGGGTATTGATTCAGTTAAGAGTAGTGAATTACATATACACAACCAATCCATTAACCTGTGGAAAGAAATCAATAACTATAAATGGAGAACAAATGGGGATAAGATAATGGATGAACCTGTAAAGTTATATGATGATGGATGTGATGCTTTAAGATATGGGGTACTACATTTAAAAAAGAGGAGTGGTAATTCAGCCCCATCATTTTCTTTCTTTACAATATAAACAGATTATAAATTAAATATCTATATTAAAATGGCTAATCAAAAATCATACAACCAATTGATTGATTTTATCAATGACTTTGCAAACAATCACCTTCAAATAAAATCATTTGGTGAGGGGTTTCGCCCTACATTAAATACTTATGTAACGGAGAATCAAAACTTTCCCATTCTATTTGTTGAACCACTATCACACACAATGAATAACTGGGTACAACAATTTAGAATAAGGGTATATTGTTTAGATGCGTTGAATAAGGACATAACCAATAGGAGGGATGTTATAAGTGATTGTCTACAAATACTAAATGACTTGTATAAGTATATCATCAATAATGGTTCAACCCTTGGACAGAATGAGTTTAATGTGGTGGGTACTCCAACATCATTCCCCTCATCTAATATAACACCCGAATTTTTCAGTGGGTGGTTTGCTGAATATGTAATAGAAGTAACACTAAACGATAGGGATTGCGACATCCCATTAAATTAAAAACATAATACTATGCCCTGTTATAAATGTGATAATGGAAAATACAAATATGGAACAAGGGGGAATTGTCAATTCGATACCCTAACCAAATGTAAAGAAGCCGAATTGGCGATACTTATTGATAAGATGAATAAGATTAAAGAAAGTATAAATAAGAACAATAAAGATTATGGCAAGTCTTAATGAACTATTAACCCTTATAGAGAGAGATATACTTCAAGCCTATCAAGAAGTTATTGAAGAGAATAATCTTGTTGATACGGGGTTATTACGTGATAGTGCTAAGGTAGAAATAGATGATGACTTTACCATAAGATTAATAACACAAGAGTATTACACTTATTTAGACGAGGGGACAAGATATATTGAACCCTATGATTTAACTCAACAAATAATCAACCACGAATTGTTCCTTAGAGCTGAAGAAAGAATTGGGGAAGCAATTGCGTTGGAGATAGAGAATAAACTAAAAGGATAACACTATGGCATTAACTATAATAAATACCCCATTGAAAGTAGCACCAGTCTATAACCCTAACTACTTTATTGTGGATAGTAATAATAAGACTGAGGATAACTTTGAATATTTATATGATGTATATGAATCACAAGGTAATACATTGGGTGATAGACTAATAAGAGTTAGAATACCCGCTGAACCTATAAGTGGATGGGGTGTATATAACCCTATGAAAATACTTCAAACCCAAGTGGAGAATGTATTTGATTATGACTTAACTGGTTGTAGTGTTCAGGACTTCGTTGAATATACAATTAAAGTTGGTGAAGCTTATACATTTGAATGGCCATTTAATTCAGTATTTGGATTAGCAGTTAGTGGTACAGGATGTCTATTAAATGTTGTATTGACAGGAACAACCCAACACTTCTATAACACTGGGGATACAATAACTTTACAAGGTTCATCAATACCTCAATACAATGGAACGTGGAGTGTAATACAAGTACCCAACAATAATCAAGTGGTATTAGACTTATGTGTTTCATCACTATCCTCAACATCGGGGACAACAAAACTATTCAATGATGAACAAACATTCTTTACAGGTTTAACATCATTCACCCAATACTATGCACATAACGCTGCAATTAATACTTATGATTTTATACCTTATAGAGTTGAACCATTTTTTAGGGATACATATTATCCTTCAAGTGGTGGAACATCATTATGGTATTCTAATGTACCCGATGGATATAAGACAAGAATTACAAATAGGGGACATATAACATACTTCAATGGTATTTATACTGGAACAACATACCCTGAGCCAGATGGATTAAAAGTGGTGACTGATGATGGTAATGAAATCATCATAGACTTGGGTTGTAAGAAAGAAGTATTGAGTGTTGGGGTATTTCCTTGGAATATAAATAATACTGCAACCAGTGCAATCACAATCAATAGTGGGACAATACCAGCAATCACCCCCAATACAAATAATTATGATGTATGTTTAATCAATAGTGATTTTACATCAGTGGATATTATTCAAAATTATCCTGGTGTAGTATTAACAGCCACCACAATCTATAAGACTGGTACTTTTAATGGAGCAAATTATTTTACTTGGGTAGATGGGGCAAATACATTTGTATTATGGTATAATTCAGGTTCAACAATATGGGAGGTGACTAATGTTTTAGGTGGAGGTAATGATTATCTAAACTCAGTCAATAGTGGTAGTACAACTTGTCCCCCAATAGGTATATATAATACTGAATGGATAGATGCTAGCAATCCATTATTTACTGACTTTCAAACATTGAATTGTATTAACCCTTGTTTAAATCAACCACTTACTTTAAACATATACGAGTATTGTCATAAGTGGGACAACTACGAATTTATCTTTATGGATAGAAAGGCTGGTTTTATTCCAATGAATTTTGAATTGGTACAGAGGAAGAATGTGGGTGTAGAAAGAAAGTCATTTAAAAAAGGGTTGGAGTATAACTACACATCTTTAGATAGGGGAAAAACAATTGTGCAGAATAATATTACTTATAGATACACAGTGGTTTCAAACTGGATGGATGAGGCAACATCTTTATATTTTGAGGAGCTTATGACATCCCCCGAAATATATTGGAACTACGAGGGTACTGGTGAGTTTATACCAATCAATTTAACAATCACTGAACAAGAAATAAAAGACAAAAGAAATACCCGACTAATACAATACACACTTCAATTTGAATTGGGTAATGACATAATAGGAATGTTAGGTTAAAAAATTAAAAGATGGTTACAACTAAAATATATTTAAAAGATAGGGGGTATTTGGATACCTATAGCGATATAGTTATACCCCTTAACTTTTCATTAGCTGATGTAAGTGATATTTCAACAAGGAACTCATCATTCTCAAAAACTATTATCTTGCCAGGTAGTAAGAATAATAATAATTTACTTGGGGAGTTATTTGAAATTAATCTAAACTTCTTGGATGCTGACTTTAACATCAATAGAAAGATTGAGGCAATTATCTACCAAGATGATGTACCCGTTATTGATGGGTATTTTAAATTATTGAGGGTTAATAAGCATTCCCCAAGTGATATATCATTTGATGAAAATATTGAGTATGAGGCGGTTGTATTTAGCAATCAGGCGGGTATATATGACTACATTAAAGATAATGATATTAGTGATGTAGATTTATCACAATACAATCACGTATTGTCATTCTCAGCAATCACTGGGACATCTAACAATACTTATTTACAGGGGTATAAATACATATGGCATTATACAAGTGCTGATAAATATAAGGTTGGGGATTTTCGTCCATCAATATATGTTAAAACAATTTGGGACAAGATATTCCAAGATGCTGGTTATACATATACTTCAACCTTTTTGAATGATGAACCATTCACCAAATTATTAATACCCACCAATGTAAAGGATTTAACCATTGGGGATGAGGAGGTTGAAAAGAGAAGTATGAGAAGTTCATTCAGTAGTGGATTTACTCAATTTGCTGTGAATAGATTTTTTAGAGCATCACAATCATTTACATCCAATGGTATATTTTATAACAGGCCTGAGAATATGGTATTCCAAGCCCCACAAGCAAATTATAATGCAACAGTCCAATTAAAGTTTAATGATGATACAACGGGTTTAAATTTTGATGGGGCTTATGATAATTTTAACATAACAACACATCTATATACAGCGGAAAAAACAGGTAGTTATGAGATTGAATTAAACTTGGCTGGTACTATGACATTAATTTGTCCCGAAGATGCTTTTATTAAAATACCATTGGGTACAACAATTGCTGAACCAAGGGGATATTTTGATATTGGATTTCCAGCTTTTGAAATATTTGTTGGGTTTATTAAAATTAATCCAAACTTAACACTAGCACAAGGACAATTTACAGCATTAAATTCTGCGTCATTGAGTTATAATATCCCCACAGTACCAAGAGTATATAATGGTATTAATTATAGGGGGTTAAATTCTGGTAACACTATTTATAATTATACATTCAAGCCTGAAAAATTCATCGTAGATTTAAATGTTGGAGAACAAATTAAAATAGTATTTAAAGTGGTAACGTATGCCACTCAAACAAGTAGGATGTCTAATGGACAATACTTCCCATTGGATTATGAATTTTTTATAAATGGCTACCAAGATAATAATAGTTATTGGAAGGTGACTGGGGTTAAAAACAACTTGAGTAGTGGGGATGAGGTGGATATGTCTAACATCACACCCAAGAATATTAAACAGGTGGATTTTATAAAGTCCATTGCTAATATGTTCAACCTATATCTTATCCCTGATAATGATAATGAAAAAAACATCATCATTAAAACGAGGGATGAATTTTATGATGAATTTTCAACTGAATATATAGATTGGACTGATAAGATGGATTATAGTCAAGATTATTCTATCACCCTATTGAGTGAATTGCAGAATAAGACATTGAATTATAAATACAAGACATCAGATGATGAGGTTAATAAAAGATATATTGAACAAGCTGGTATTGAGTATGGACAATATAAATTAAATTTTGACAATGACTTTTTGAGTGGGGAAAAAGTTATTGAATTGTTATTTGAACCAACCCCACTTGTTAAAACACTTCTACCACTTGGTAATGAGGGTGATAGTTTTATTGTCCCATATCTAAATTATGGTGTTCAATCAGCACCTAAAATCTTATACGATGGGGGTTCAATAAATGTACAACCTTATAACTTGGTTGATGTTGATGATAGTGGAAACACAATCAATTATTCTTTATCATATTACAATTATGCTGGACATTTTGATAACCCAACTGAACCCACTTATGATTTGGATTGGAATGTAAATTCGTTGTATTTTTATAATGATGTGTTGGGGAATGTAACCCTAAATAATTTATTCAACCTATATTGGTATGACTATGTGAATTTGATTGCTCAGTCTAAACTATTGACTGCATACTTCAACTTGAATGAATATGATATTGCAACATTAAACTTTGCAAAACAGATTTGGATTAGGGATAGTTATTACATCCTCAATAAAGTAATTGACTATGACGCAACTTCTAATGGATTGACGAAGGTTGAGTTGATTAAGTCAATAAAGTCCCCTAGATACAATCCTGGTGGTATTAGAGCAGTACCTGGTTATTTAAGTGAAGTACAAACATCCAACCCAATCCGTAGTGTTAAGGGTAATATCTTTATTGACAATGTTGCACCTGGTATATCGAGCAATCAAAACTGGGGTTCAATGACTTATCTTTATGGTTTTGGTAATAACATTTTAACATATGTTAAAAACTCAAACATAAATGGGGATGAGAATATCATTGGTACATCAGCACAGAATGTAGATATAAAGGGGAACAATAACTTCGTTGGAGGGAACTCCACTAAAATCTATATCGCTGGTAATGACAATAAGGTTGATGGAGGTAATACAAATGTATCCCTAATCAATTGTAATAATGTTAGGGTATTATCCAACCTGAGTAATATAATGGTGGTTAATAAGAGTGATTTAATTATTGATTCCCCCAACAAGTCATATAACTCCACATACTTCAATGTTGTCCAAGGGTTTAATGTAAATAGTGCTGATATTGTTGATGGTGGAATGGATATTACATACCCAGTGAAAACAGATAAAACCTATGAGGAGGATGTTGTGGATTGTGGGTTAGATTATACCTACAAGATAGGAAACAATAGAGCAGATTTGATAAATAGTAATATAGAGGGGATACAAGTGGATTTTGAATATTACCTAAATAATTTATAAAAATAGATATATGGCACAAGAAATAGTAATACAATTAAATGTTGAGGGCATTGATAGTGTTGATGAGGCAACCGAATCAGTTGAACAATTAGAAAAAAGTATTAAAGATGTACAGAATACATCTAAAAATACTAAACTAAATATTGGTGATAGTATTAATAATGATGTTAAAAATGCAACTAATAATATTGATGGTTTTGAAAAAAAATTGGTTAAAACTAATGAAGTAATGAAAAATAGTAAAGGGACTGCCCAATTATTAGGTGGTTCTGTTAGAGTTGCTGGAACTGCTTTTGCTGCATTAGGTGTTCAAAGTACGGAGGTTACTAACGCATTAGGTAGAGTTCAAGGTATTGGACAATTTGCTGGTGGTGTTAGGGATTTAACAAAAGGTTTAGGTAATCTTGGTGGAGGATTTAAGGTATTAGGTATTGCGGCAAAAGCAGTCCCATTTGTAGGTATTGGTTTAGCGGTATTTGAAGTGGCAAAATCAACTGGTATATTAGATGAGGCATTAAAGAAAGCTGGATTAGCATTTGAAGAAGCCTCAGTTTTGGCAACAGCTTTTAATGAAACATCACAAAAATCCCTAGCTCTTTATGCTAAAGAAAAAGTTGGGTTAGATGAATTATTTGGTTCTCTTAACGATGTTAATACATCCACAGAAGATAAAAAAAGAATTATAGATGAGGTTAATAATAAGTATGGGGAATACCTTCCAAATCTATTAACTGAAAAAAGTACGAATGAAGAAATAGCTGTAGCTTATGATTTAGTTAATTCAGCTTTAATTAGAAAGGCTTTGACTCAGGCAAAGACAAATGCTTTAGAGATTGCTACTACCGACTTATTAAATAAAAGATTAGCTATTCAAAAAGATTTAGCTAAAGTAGAAAAGGAATTACAATTCATCTCTTCAACCGAGCAATTAAATAGGTTAAATAAACAAAAAGAGGACATATTAAAAGAAATTGCTAACATTGAAGATAAATTCAAAACTGAGGTTGCCAAAATTGATAAGGTGGCTAAGGATTTGGAACAAAATCTTTTCAAACCAACAAGTGGTTTAACTCCTGAAGAACTTGAAGCTAAGAGATTAGAGGCTGAAAGAAAAAAACAACAAAACAAAACTAAAACACAAAATACGGCTACAGCAAAAGACAGATTAGCTCTTTTAGCTAAGGAGCAACAAGATGCCCTTAAATTAATACAAGACAGATATGCTAAAGAAATTGATGATATAAATGAGGCTAAACTCCTACAAGAAAATTTATTAAAAGAGGATTTAGCTAATCGTGTTATAACTCAACAACAATTTGATGATGCTATATTAGCATTGAATGTTGGGGTTAATAACAAACTCCTAAAACAAAATGAAAACTTTATTGTTACAGATGCTGAAAAGAAAAAGATTGGTGCCGATGGGGAATTGATTTTACAAGAACAATTGAATGATGATAAGTTAAAAGTTAATGGTGCATATTTGGATGCCTTAAATGCTGTAAATGCTAAGCAAGACGAAAGAACAAAAGCTCAAAGAGAAAAAGATGCTGAGGATGAAAAAAAGAGATTAGATGACATTGCAGCTGAGGAAAAAAGGATAGTCCAAGAAAGATTAGATAATTTCAATAATGAATATATATTGAAAAAAACTGCTCTATTACAAGATGTTAATCTTAAAGAAAAGGAATTAGATGTTGAATTACAAAAAGCCCAAATTGAAAATTTACAAAATCAATTAAGTGTTTATGCCTTGGGTTCAGATGAATACTTCAAATTAATTGAACAAATTGTTGAAGCTCAACGAAAATTGAACCAAACATTAGTTAAAAATACGGAAGAAGCTCAAAAACAAGCACTTGAAAACATTAAAGAATTAGTAGGAAGTATTAGTGATATAGTCCAAGATGTATCCAAAAACTTTGAAAGTGTTGGGCAGACAGGATTACAAACATTAGAGGATATTACAAATAAAGTCCCCGACTTAATTGCTCAATTCCAAGATGAAACATTATCTGAGACAGAAAAAATAGCAGCTGGGTTTGCTTTTGTTGGGGCAAGTATTGGGGAAATTAATAGTATTATACAAGACGCAAGTGAAGAAAGAATTGCAGCTATTGATAGTGAGGAACAAGCTCGTATTGCTGCATTACAAAGACAAAAAGATGCTGGATTAATAACTGAACAACAATTAGCCAGTGGGACACAAAGGATACAAGAGGAATATGCTAAAAAAAGAAGGGCAGCTGAGAAAAAAGCTTTTATCCAAGAAAAAGGAGTTCGTATTGCACAAGCAGTAGCTCAGACGGCATCTGCTGTATTGGCAGCTTATTCATCTGGGGTAGCAACCCCAATCATCGGGCCAGCGACTGGTGCTATTTATGCGGGTATTGCAGCAGCATTTGGGGCGGCTCAGATAGCTTTAATTGCATCACAAAAATTTCCTGAAAGTGGTGGGGGTGCATCATCTCCTTCAACACCATCAGCACCTTCTGTTAGTACTCAAGGTAGTATTACACCACAAACATTTCAACCTGATACATTTGGTACTGGTATATCACAACAACAAACATTTGGTGGTGCTGGTGTTAGTGGTGGGGGAAATGTATTGAGGGCTTATGTAACGGAGAGTGATATTACCTCAACCAATTTAAGATTAAATAGTATTCGTAACGCAAGTGAATTATAACTATATATAAAAAAAAAATTATGGAACAAATTAAATTAACAATCCCCGATAGTTGGGAAGACATTACATTAGGACAATACCAAGAATATACTCAATATTTACAGGACAATAAGGATGAAAGACAATATAAACTTGTATTAAACTTATTGTCCATTTTAACGGATACAGATATAGAAGTATTTTATAAATTACCAATGAGTGCTTTATATGAAATCCAAAATAATATAAAATTTATGCAGGAGGAATTAACCCCTCGTTTCAAAAATATTATTGAGGTTAATGGAGTTAAATATGGATTTCAAAAGGATATGCACAAACTAACATTAGGAGAATGGATTGATATGGAACATTATATTTTGAATAGTGATGTAATAACTAATTTACATTATATAACCGCCATATTATATAGAAAGATAGTTAGAGAGGGTGATGAATATTTTGATTATGAAATTGAACCATATACTGATGTACAATTGGAGGGTAGAGCTAATTTATTCAAATACAATGCAAAAATAACCGACATTTATGGTATCAGTGTTTTTTTTTATCATATCGCAAGCGAGTTATGGAACAATATAATCTCCTATTCACCAACGATGACGATGGAGGAGAAAGTGATGATGATAATCCAGAGAACGCAAGACATAGAAGTAAAGAAGAAGCTGATGCAATTGCACGAGAAAAGTCAATTAAAAAATGGAATTGGGAACTCTTACTCTATAAGCTTAGTGGAGGAGATATTACAAAGTATGACAGAATATTAAACACAAATTATCTTTTGATATTGAACCACCTATCAATGGAGAAGGAGTTAAAACTTAACAAATAAACTATTGTATTATATATTAATATGGAAAAGACTATACCTACATATTATATAACGATTGATGAAATGGAAGATGGTGGTATTGATTTAATATCACTAGTTGAGAACCCTGCTATTATGATTAAGGGTTTAGCTTTCAACAAGGAAGAAAAACGTTTTGAGTTCAAATATGACAACGATAAACAAATTATAGCTGGCCCAGCTATTATCCCCGATTTACCTATATACAGATATGATGATGAGTTGGGAGAATATTATGTTGTATTTACAAAAGAAACAATAGAAAAAATGGTTGATAGATTCAACCAAAAACCCAAACAATTACCAATTAATTTAGAACATTCAAGTGAGATTGTACCCGCATTTATAAAGGGTAGTTGGATTATTGAGGATAGTATAAATGACAAATCACAAATGTATGGATTTACTGATTTACCTGTGGGTACTTTTTTTATTGAAGTCAAAATTACAGATAAAGAATACTGGAAAAAAATCAAAGAAAGTGATAAAACAGGATTCAGTATTGAGGGAATGATGGGGTTGAGTTTAGCCCAAATCAAAAAAGAATTTGAAATACTACAAGGTGGTGTTGCATCATCTAATGTTGATAGTTATAGATATAACGATGTTAGTGGTGAATTGATATTAACATTCAACGATGGTAGTCGTTATAGATATTATCAAATAGATAAAGATGATTTTGAAAGTATTGTATTGGGTGATGCCGAATGTATTACTGAGGGTGAGAATGAATATGGTAGATGGTACATTGGTAAGTCCCCATCAGTAGGAGCTGCTGTATGGCAATATCTTATTGATAAGGGTGTTAGGTATCAAAAGCTAACACAAGATGTTATGACATTTGAATCGTATAATGACTACCCCAAGGCAGCAAGAGATAATGCTTGTAAGGTATTAAGATGGAGGGATGAATACGGAGAAAATGAGGTTGATGGAATGACAAGAGTGGGTTGGATAAGAGCAAATCAGTTGTGTAATGGTGAAAAGATAAGCGAAGAGACAATTGCGCGTATGAGTGCATTCCAAAGACATAGAGAGAATAGTGAAATAAGTGATGAATTTAGAGGTACACCTTGGAAAGATAGAGGATATGTAGCTTGGTTAGGATGGGGTGGTACTGAGGGTATTGAATGGGCATCCAACAAGTTAGAAGAAATTAGAAATGAACAACTAAATAAAACAAATAAAAAAGATTTTAATATGAAAAACAAAAAATTAATTTTTAGAGACTACAAACTTAAAGATGGTGATATGATTACTATTGATGGTGATATGGCAATCGGTTCATCTGTATTTATTGTTAAAGAAGATGGTACAAGAGAATCTGCACCCGAAGGTGAGTATATGATTGAGGATGGTACTACATTATTTGTTGATGCTGAGGGTTATATCAACGAAGTAAGAACTGCAGCTACAAGTGAAACAGAAGAAAATATGGAGGTAGCTCAATACCAAGTAACCCCAGAAGAAGTAATGGCTGTTGTTAATCCTATCTTTGAGGAGATGAGAAGAATCATCGGTGAACTACAAGCAAGAGTTGATATGTTGGAGGGTAATATGCCTAAACCAATGGATGAAGAAGAAATGGAAGAGTTTTCAAGGGTTGATAATTTAAAATTTAGATTGTCAAGAATTAGAGCAACTCAAGTCTAAGACTTAACAAATAAACACAATATCTATATATTTGTATAGAAATAAAAAACTAAAAAAAAAAATAACAAAAATATGAAAAGTTTAGGTAAAAATTTTAAGTTTGCTATAACTGACAACACAACTTATGCTGGTAGAGATGCAGTTGATTTTTTCAGTGAAGCACTTTTAGATGGTACAACAATTAGAACATTTAGAACAATACCTGGTGTAAAGTCAAAAGTTAAATTACCTCAATATGATGCTGGTAACTTAATCAAAGACGCTGGTTGTTCTTGGAGCCCTGCAGGTGAGGGTACATTATCTCAAAAATCTTTTGAAGTATGTGATAAAGAATTTCAATTAGAACTTTGTGTTACTACTTTTGAAGCTAACTTCTTGGGTGAATACTTGAGAGCTGGTTCTAACACAGGTGAGGTTGCTCCTGAATTGTTCACTAACTATATGTTGGAACAAGTTAAGAAAAAAGTACAGAATGATTTGGAATTAGCTGTATGGCAAGGTGATGCAACTGGTTCAACATACCCACAAAACATTTGTGATGGTTTACAAAGAAAATTGAGTGCTGATACTACAGTTATTGATGTAACTGGTACAACTGCAATCACATTAAACAACGTAATTGCTGAAATTACTAAGATTTATAATTTAATCCCACAGACAATCATCGGTAATGCTGACTTGGTTATCTATGTTTCAACATCAATCTACAAATTATACCAACAAGCAATTGCCGCTGCATCAAATGAGGCTTACTACGTTGGTGCTAAAGAACCTAACTTCTTAGGAATACCTTTAGTATGGAGTCCTGGTTTACCTAATAACACAATGGTTGCTGGTGTTAAAACTAACTTCTTATTATTGACTGACTTGTTAGATGATTATGAATCAGTGACAGTTGTTCCTCAGTGGAATGTTGCTGCTGTAGATACATTAAGAATCGCAGGTAGATTTAAATTTGGTGTTGATTACCTTATCGGTGACGAAATCGTTTACTACACATTCTAAATATAATTGGACTTAAAGGGGGGTGAATCACCCCCCTATCATCAAAAAATAAACAAAAAAAAAATATAAATATAAAATGGCTGTTTGTAATAGTTTAACAAGTATATTAAAAAGCTGTGATAACAATGCGGGTGGTATTGTAAAGTTTTACATCGCTCCTGCTGATTTTGTTACTGGTTTTACAGAAAGTGCTGGTATCATTACTGCCGTTACAATGTCTTCATCAACTACATTTGTTGAGTTTGAATTTAATAGAAATACATCTAACTATGAAGAAGTCCCTACGATTGATTTAGTTAATGGTTCAACATTTTATTCACAAACTTTAACACTTCAGTTAGCAAGACGTGAAGCAGTAAAAAGACAAGCACTATTACTTATCGCATCAGGACAACCTGACTTGACTATAATTGTTAAGGATAGTAATGGATTGTATTGGGGATTTGGTTTTACCGAAGATAAAGTGAATTTAACTGGTGGTGGTGGAGGTTCAGGTACGGCTAAGGCTGACTTGAATGGTTACACCCTAACATTCACAAGTGAATCAGCTGAACCTCAGTATGAGGTAACTGAAGCGGCTGTATTATCTATAATCTAATTCGCTATAGTGATATAATACCTTCCCAAGGTAGTAAAACCCCCAACTACAAGATAGTTCGGGGGTTTTTCGTATAAAAAAAACCCTGTCTAATGGGAGCAAGACAGAGTTCATATATAAAACAATAAACAATACAATAATAAATATCACGAATTTTGTAAAAGTATAGATTTTTTAAAACTTTTTTACAATAAATTTTTTTCTATATTCGGGTAATAATCTTGGAATTAAATATCCATATGATTTACTACCATCATTATCAATAGCACACCCACTCCTAAAATAATCCTCAGCTAATAATTCTTTCAATTCGTTGGTTTTGATGAACCAACCCTGCTTTAAATGTACGAAGTAATAACAATACCAATTTGAATTAGAGGTTCTAATACCTGAATCCTTTCCACGACTTTGATATTCAATATAAATATTACCAGTGTCATTTGTTGGAGTAATTTGGTAATCACTTTTGATTTCATATGTGAGTATCTCATTGTTTGGGGTTTTTATTTTAAAATCAAATTTATTATTGTTATTCATTTCGATGATTTCACATCCATTATCCTTTAAATAGTCTAAGACTATTATTTCAACATCTTGCCCGATTGCTAAATCGTTCTTAAATTTACCTGCTCCCATATTTATTGTTTATACAAATAAATATCTGTAGAGGTATTTTATTTTGACATTGTCTATAGTTTAATAGTTAAAGTTATGTTAAAGTTTTTTTTTAATTAACAGAGGGGGAATATGATATTTATTACTATAAAAATTAAAGATGATAAATATTGATAAAAATAGTACCAATAAGGTTATATTGACATTGACTGAGAAGAGTACATTGTTAAACCCCATTTATTTATTCAGTTTTACATCAACAACTGACTTTAACAATGTGGTTAATTTTGTTGGAGCTGATACTTCGATATACAAGAGTAGATATAATGAATTTGATATAATTGAAACTGGAACAACATTTGTAAATTTAACTGCCTCAACCATTAATTTAAACCCTCCTGGTATGTGGGATTATTCGATATACGAAGGTACAGGTGTTACATTGAGTATAAGTGCCACCACTGGTAATATAATTGAGCAGGGGAAGGTTATTGTTGATGGAGAGGACTTAACTATACCATTGGTATATAGATAAAAATAAAAAAATAATTATATGAAAATATTTGGATTTGAATTTGGTAGAAAAAAAGATAAGGTGGATATAATCACTTTACCTATGGGTAATACATATAACCACGAAAAATTTTATAGTGTATCAAGACAAGGTGTTGGTGTGTCAAGAAATGGTAGTGGGTTGAATTATGACTATAACATCCCCGCTGTTACTGAATTATTAAATAGCAATTACATATATTTTGGAGAAGACAATCAATATCCAAATATATTAAATAATTTATATTATTCTTCACCCTTCCACGCATCAATTGTGGATTTTAAAAGACTTAATTTAATTGGTGGGGGTTATGAGGTAACACCTATGTTTGGTGCAACTGAGGCTGATTTGATAATGATTAAACAGATGGAATATATGTTTGATGAAAACACCATTAATAAATTGACTATGGACTTACTTATACATAATAGAATTTGTATTAGGGTGACTTGGAATACTGAACATACAAAAATCATTAAATTAGAAAGGGTTGAACCAGCAAATGTTCGTAGTACAAAGAAGGTTGATGGTAAAGTAAAGAAGTATGCGTATAATATAGATTGGACTGCAGCATTAAATGCAAGACAAAATGATTATATTTACATACCAGCTTTTGATTCTTTTGATAAAAGTGAAAAAGAACAATTATATGTATGGCAGGGATTTAGTCCTGGTTTAGAATATTATACTCAACCAACGTATGCTAATGCTGCGAATTGGATGGCTCTTGATGGACAAATATCATATTACCACAAGTCTAATATGGAGAATAGTATTAACCCCTCAGTGGTGTTAAAATTCCCTGAAAAACTTGCAAATAAGGAGGAGGAACAACAATTCATTCAAAATTTAAGAAGAAGTTTTACAGGAGCTAAGAATGCTGGTAAAGTTTTAACATTCTTTAGTAATGGAAGGGACTTATTACCTGAAATAGATGTACTACCAGGTAATGAATTGGGTGATGATTTTGCTGTAACAAATGAAACAATCATTAAAAACATTGCTTTTTCTCATACAATTAATCCAATCATAATGGGTATTGCAGTTCCTGGTAATTTGGGTGCTGGTGCTGAGTTGGAAATTGCTTATAGAATCTTTCAAAATACATTTGTTAAACCCAACCAAAAGACATTGAATGATGTTATTAACTTCTTCTATAAGACGAATGGAGTTAAAGCAACATTCACATTAAACGAAACTAACATTTTAATCTAAAATAACACTATGCTAAACGTTTTATTCGTAACAGAACAATATCTACGTGACAACCTACCAATCAGTAGAAATCTAGATACAAAGGATATTAAACCAAATATCCAATCAGCTCAAGAATTATATCTCCAAGAAATACTTGGGAATAATTTTTATGATTATCTTCAACTACAATTCTCAGCACAGACATTAAATAATGATGAGGTTACATTGGTTCAAGAATATATTAAGCCAGCTGTAGCATATCGTACATTAGCAATGGCTTTACCCTTTCTTGCGTTCCAAATTAAGAATAAGGGGCCTCAATCACAGAGTGATGATTTTTCTTCTCCAAGTCCTGGTAATGAATTAAGATTTTTAATAGTTAATGCTGAAAATAGAGCAGAATTTTACGAAAATAGATTACAGCGATATTTATGTCAGTACTCGTCATTGTACCCACAATTTACTGTAAACAATAATGACATAATCCCACCTGTTAATCGTAATGCTTTTACATCAGGTTTATTATTTTATTAAAAACAAAAAAACAATGAAACAGACATTAAATGAATTTTTATTGAGTGTAGGGTTATCCCTATTAACATTCTTTGCACCCGCTGCTGGAATATTATTGGTTGTGTTAGGGTTTGTATTCCTTGATATACTTACTGCTTACTGCAGGGTAAATAAACAACGTAAAGAAGGTATTAAAGTTAGATGGACAAGTAGAGGTTTTATAAGGGGGTTTTTGCCCAAGTTGATAGGTTATACTTCTCTTATATTATTATTCTTTATGTTGGATACATTCTTATTGAATGAATTTGTTAAATATGTATTCCCAATACAAAATCTTTCAACTAAAGTGATTAGTTTGGGGTTAATTTATGCTGAGGTTAAATCCATTGATGAGAATTGGAAGGTTATGTTTGGAAAGGGGTTGATGAAGTATATTATGGATATGATAAATTTTGGAAAAAAAATTAAAAATAATCTTAAAGAATTTAATACTGAAAAAAATGGAGAAGATAAATAGAAAATCATATGTGCTTTTGATAGGTAATAGTAGTGTAGAATTATTCGACTATTTTATGACTGATGAACTACACGGATTAACGAGAATGGAAGCTGAGGCTTATGTTGAAAGTAAGGATGATGCTTATATTGCTGGTATGGCTAACTACCATCCAATGGATAAGAACTTATCTTTATTATTTAAACCCTATGTATTTATCAATAGGAAGAGATTAAAAGGTACATATGAGGATATAGCCACATTGAACCACGAATTGCTCCATATGGCAAGATTATTAGCTGGTGGTATAAATGATAACAACGAAGAAGCAATCGTTACTTGGATTGAAAAAGAGATAAAATACATTGTGGATAATGGTATTATAGGTATTCTTCAACAACCTTCGAGTTATTTAATGTAAATTCTTTTTTCCATAATTTTTTTTTAATTCCCTACACTCCCTGAGCAATCAAAGTGTGGGGTTTCGTTTTTATATAGTTAATGTTTTGTTAAAATATATTAATAACTATACTTTTTATTATCCTATTATATATTTATTAATAAATAAACAAATAAAAATTATGGTTATGAAAAAAGTAGTAAAAAATTTAAAATTCGCATTAGTATCAGGGGATGAAATTATTGGGTATGCTCCAACAATTACAGAATTAATAAAATATATAGGTATATCATTTTCCTATGTTTATGCACATAAAAATAAAAATATAAATAATGATGGTAGTTGGACTTTTAATTATAAAGGTTATCAATACACTATTTATTCTCTTGAAGAAATGTTGGATGTATTTTATCATAAATACCCTAATGCACAAACTAAATGGATAAAATCATTAATAGAAAAAAGAAAAAAAAGATTGGAGGAACAATAAAAAATCCCCTACGTCAATAGGGGATGTCCATACGGAATAAATCAGCAAATAAATCAGTAATAAATATATGAAAAATTCTAAAAAGTTAATAATGAACACAGGTTTTTTACCAATAAATTATAAAATAATCCAAGAGCTTGGAGTTGAAGTAGGTATGTTGTTATGTCTATTAATAGATAAACAAGAATTATTCAATAAAGTTTTTTATTATACCGCACAATCAGCTGAAAAAGAAATCAAAATGAACAAAAAGGTTTTTATGAAATCTAAAAAGATTTTAGTTGAAATGGGTTTAGTTAAAAGCTGGAATGGTGAGGGTAATAAATCATACTTCAATTTTGATGAGGATACCTATAAAAAATTAGAAGAATTATTAGGACTACAGAAGTCCCAAATAGATACTACAGAAGTCCCAAATGAATACCACAGAAGTCCTAAAATGGTACTACAGAAGTCCCAAATACATACTACAGAAGTGCCAAAATGGGACTTAAATAATAACAAAGAACAAGAACAAATAATAAAAACAAAAAATAATAATAAAGAAGAAGAACAAATTAATAATAATATAGAAAATTTGGTTGAAGAAGATGAATTAGATTCATATTTGAGTGGGAATAAAACATTCAAAATGGAACCAATTATACAAAAACCTAAAAATAGTGTTTTTAGCAATATTGAAATATAATACCTTCAACCCCCGATAGGGATAAACTTTATTCAAATACTTATGACAACAAAAATATTAATTAACAATCAAGTATATTCAACTGAAACTCATTATTGTCCTCCATACTCACACGGACAGAATGGATATAAACCCTTATCATTAAGAATTAATGTGTTAACTGAAACTATCTATTGTAATTCAAGGGAATTTAAGAATTATGATGAACTCTATAACTTCTTAAAAGAAAAAGATAAGAGTGGAAGATGGTTGAAAAATTATCATAATTTTTTAGGAGATGAGGATGGAACTTATTTAGATAATATGTTCTTCAACCTCCGCAGGAGATATAAAATATTTTTATCAAAATATGACTTTTCCCAAAATTCAATATATTTATAATAAAATTAGAATATGAACAACAAATGGAAAAAGATTAAAAACAAACTTGATGGGGATGAGTTCCTTTTAGAATCATTAACCAAAAAAAATATTACATATAAAAGTCATTTTATCCTACTTCAATTCGAAGAATTATTAAGCGAATTAGATACCTTTTATTTTAACGATGTTTACCTCCACAATAAGTCAAATAAGGACATTGTGGAGGATTTTATTCGTGAGGTGTGGATTCAATACATTTATCTAAATTATTTTATTCAAAAGGAAATGTACGAAGAATGTAGGTTGATTAGTAACACCATTGAAATGATAAAAGATTTTACTTGTAGAAACTTCAACTATGATGATAAACAAGTTGTAGTACAAATGTTAAATGATTATTGTGATGAGGTTATAACCGACATAAATGAAAAATATGAGATAAATTTTTTAAAAGTAGATAAATGAAGAAAATCGTAAAATCGCAACATATATTAATGAAAATTGAAAAAAAATTAAAAAAACAATTCCAAGATGCGTGTGAAGAAAATTCAATGACAATGTCCTACATATTACACAATTTTATAAAATCTTATGTTGAGGAGAATGAAAGAATTAAGAAGGAAAAAATAGAATTATTATACAAAGAAAGTAATGTAATGTATAAAATTCGCACACTACAAGATAAACTTGATAACTACAATTACAATCAATAAAATTATGGAAAAAAAATTATTAAAAGGTAACAATTTAGAATTATTAAAAACACTTGAATTCAACTCGGTTGATAGTGTTGTAACTGATGCCCCATATGGCTTATCATTTATGAATAAGAAGTGGGATTATGATGTACCATCAGTTGAGTTTTGGACTGAGGTATATAGGGTATTAAAACCAGGGGGACATATCTTATGTTTTGGAGGAACAAGAACTTATCACAGAATGGTTGTGAATATCGAAGATGCTGGTTTCGAGATAAGAGATTGTATCCAATGGATATATGGTTCAGGTTTTCCTAAATCGTTGAATGTGGGGAAAGAAATAGATAAATTACAAGGTAATGAAAGAGAAGAAAAAGAAATAATTTTTCCAGATGGTTCTAAGCCAAGAAAAACAGCTGGACATTTTGTAGTTGGTGAAAATATACAAAGAAATACCAAATACACAAAAGGACAAACACAATACGAAGGTTGGGGAACAGGACTTAAACCAGCAAATGAACCAATTGTATTAGCAAGAAAACCTATTTGGGAAAATACAATCGCAAAGAATGTATTAGAATTTGGAACTGGTGGTATTAATATTGATGGATGTAGAATTGGTTATGTAGAAAATGATAAAACAAAAAATATTGTTAATTATAACTACAATTTAAAAGACAAACAAAGTGGGGTTATGTATGATAGTTATGATGGTGAAACAAAACCATCAACAGGACATAAAGAAAAAATAATGGTTTTTAATGATGAAGGTAGGTTTCCCACCAATGTAATACTTGAATGCACTTGTGATGATGATATTCACACCAATCCAGAATGTCCTTGTTATATTATGGATGAGCAGAGTGGTGGAACATCACGCTTCTTCTATCAAGCCAAGGTTAGCAAAAAGGAGCGTAATATGGGGTTGGATGGATTTGAGGAAAAAGAACGATTTAGATTATATGAAACTGATACTATAAAAAATTGGAGTGAAGATAGTATTAAATATCAAAAACGCAATCCACAAAAAAACAACCACCCCACAGTTAAACCAATCAATCTATTAACATATTTGGTTAGAATGGTAACACCCCCAAATGGTGTTGTTTTGGACGCATATATGGGTTCAGGTTCAACAGGTATTGCAGCATTATTGGAGGGTTTTAAATTTATAGGAATGGAAATGGATGATGATTACTTCAACATTGCTGAGGCAAGAATAAATAACTACGAAGAATATAGAAAATTATTAAAATGAATGTACTGAGTTTATTTGATGGGATGAGCGGAGGACAATTAGCCTTAAATAGAGCATATATTGAATATGATAACTATTATGCTGCTGAGATAGATGTAAATTCAATCAAAGTAACACAACACAACTACCCCAATACAATTCAATTAGGTGATGTAAAGAATGTTAAAGGATGTGATTTACCATCAATTGAATTGTTAATTGCGGGGAGTCCTTGTCAATCTTTTTCAACACTTGGAGATGGAACAGGGTTTGATGGAAAAAGTGGTTTATTTTGGGAATTTATAAGAATTTTACACGAAGTTAAACCCAAATATTTTTTGTTGGAGAATGTTGTGATGAAAAAAGAATGGAGGGATATAATATCAAAGGAGTTGGGTGTTGAACCTATAAAGATAAATAGCAATTTGGTATCAGCTCAAAACAGAAAAAGGTTATATTGGACTAACATTCCCAACATTATTCAACCTGAAAACAAGAATATATTTATTGAGGATGTATTAGATAAAGAATTTGATGATAAATATTGGTTGAGGAAGAACAATACCGACTTATTACTCAAAAAAGTAAGTATAGATAATGCTCCAAAGATTTCCTGTATTGACGTATATAACAAAAAAGTAAAGTTAGATAGGAAATGTCCAACATTAACTCTACCCCATCATAACTCAATTAGGTTATTACAGCGTGGTAGAATAAGAAAACTAACCCCAAATGAATGTGAAAGGTTACAGAATGTGCCTGTAAATTATACAAATTGTGGGATAAGTGACATCCATAGATATTCAATGTTGGGGAATGGATGGACAATAGATGTAATAGCACATATATTCAAAAACATAACCCAAAAATGAAAGAAAAAATTGATGAATATTTTACGAAAAACTATAAAAGAC